GGCTAATGACAAATGGCAAAATTTAATGATAAAATTTCTACATTACTTTCTAGTCAACTACCTGAATTTGTAGTTACTGAACATCCAAAGTTTGCCGAATTTCTTAAAGTCTATTACCAATTATTAGAGTCTGCTGAATTATCAGTAACTTCTGTTAAATCTACAGAAGGTATTTTATTAGAAACAGAAACAGCACAAGCAAACAATTTAGTTTTGGATGCTAGTTCTGTAGGTAGTGCAAGAACACCACTTGACGTAGGTGATAAAATTATTTTTGAAACTTACTCTGGTACTGAATATGGAAAATTTACTCGTGGAGAAAATATAACAGGTCAAACATCTAACGCAATAGCAACAATTTTAACCGAAGATTTAAATAGTGGTCGTTTATTCATATCTGCTCAAAATAAATTTATAAAAGGAGAAATAGTTGTAGGTGGAACTTCAAATGCATATGCAACTATAAACAGTTACAGACCAAATCCTGTAAATAATATTGCTGACTTAATTCATTTTAGAGATCCTGATAATGTAATTAATGATTTTTTATCAAATTTTAGAGATGAGTTTCTTGCAACATTACCAGATACATTAGCAAATGATGTTAATAAAAGAAGTCTTATTAAAAATGTTAATTCACTTTATCGTTCTAAAGGTACAAATAGAGGACACGAAATATTTTTTAGAATATTATTTAATGAAGAGGTACAAACAGTTTATCCTAGAGAATCATTATTAAGAGTATCAGATGGTAAATTTGATACATTAAAAGTTTTAAGAGTAATTCCAGATATAGGCGATACAACACAATTAATTGGAAGAACAATTATAGGTGCAGATAGTGGTGCCTATGCAGTTGTTGAAAATGTTGCAACGTATCAAATTGGTATAGATACAGTTTCCGAATTTATATTAAATAATGATTCTATTCAAGGTATATTTCAAATTGGAGAACAAGTACAAGGTACTGCTTCTGATACAGACGATTGGTATATTAAAGCAACTATAACAGGAATTCCAGGAACAAAAGCAATTCAAAATGATGGTACATTAAATACTACAGCTGATACTGTTTCACTTGTTGCAGGTGGGACTGGTGCTGTATTTTCTATTGATGAAACTGGTACAGGTGGAATTACAAATATTATAATTGATAATCCAGGAATAAATTATCAAGTTGGAGATGTTTTAAATTTTAGTAATATTGGTACAGGTGGATTAAATGCAAGTGGTTTTGTAAAAATTATTAATGGTGGTATTATTAATGAAGATGATACAGGAAATATAATAGCATTAGAAGAAGGCACAATGTCAGCTGACCCATATTTTGGTAATGTCATTATGCAAGAAAGTGGTTCAGGTGTAGGATCAATTGAAGATTTTTTTTTAATACAAGGCGGTTCAGGTTATGCTAAATTACCAAGTGTTACTATAACTTCAAATACAGGCACAACAGCAACTGTAAGAGCGTGGGGTAATGAAATTGGTAGAATTGTCAAATTAAAAACAATTGAGTTAGGAAAGAAATATGAATTAGCGCCTACACCTCCACAATTAGGATTTTATAATAGTTGTATTATAACAGGTGTTACAGGATCATTTCAACCAAATACTACTATTACTAGTACTAGTACTGGAACTGGAGTAATAGATACGTTTGATGTTGCTAAAGGATTATTAAGAATTAAAACTGTTACTGGTACTTTTGCTGTTGGAGATACGGTAACATCACAATCAGGTGGTACAGCAACTATTAAAAAAGTTGACGCTAGTATTGCTTCAATTAATGTTGTTTCAGTTTCAGATACAGATGGTAAATTTATTAATGAAGATGGTAAGATTTCTGAAACAACAATGAGAATACAAGATAGTAAATACTATCAAGATTTTTCTTATGTATTAAACGTTGGTCGTTCAATTTCAGTATGGCGGGACGCATTTAAAAAGACAATGCACACAGCAGGATTTTATTTTACTGGTCAAGTAAATATAGAATCTCAATTAAGTGCTAGAGGAGATTTAGCAGTTGTTGGTGCTGTATCTGGTGCAGTTGAAATACCGATATTCAGAATTCTTAATACTTTATTCTCTACAATTTTTGCACGGAGATTAGGAACAGTAGATGATGGAACAACTTTAAGAGCAAATGCTTTTGAAGGTGGAACAATATATTTACCAGAAGATGAAATTGAACACTTTGCTGCTGGTCAAAGAGATGTTACATTAACAAGACCAGGTCTTTCAATAGATTATACAAGTAGAAAGAGGTCAATTATTGATGGTGTTCTTGTTAAACGAGGATGGGCATACGCAGGTCCTAGGTGGGGCAATCTTGATAAATGGGGAAATACTATGTTTGGTACATCAAATCCAGGAGCAGGAATAGTGTTTAAAACGTTAGAAGATTTAAAAGTTTTTGCGACAAATTCTAGTTTAGATGGAAGACAAGGAGTTTTCTTAATGACTTCCGATATAGAAGGAAAACAAGTTAAGATGGATTTTGCTTTACCATCAATAATTACATTTAATGCAAATGAATTTAGTAATACTGTAACCGACTTTAGTAAAACACTACCAACTTTTGATGATACAACACCGTAAAATCTTTATAAATAGTAAAGTAATTTAAAGGAACAAATGGCAAAACAATCAATTAATATAGGAACAGTCGCAAATGACGGTACAGGTTCCAATTTACGTTCTGGTGGTACAATTGTCAATGCAAATTTTGATGAAATTTATGGAGCTATAGGTGACGGTAGTACTATAGACAATGATAGATTACGTAATGTAATAGGTGGTACTGGTATTGGCACAAATTTAGTTGGTGATGATTTAACTGTTTCTGTTGATGGTACAGTTGTTACAGCCACGTCTGTTACTACTATAGAAAACAAAACAATTGATTTAGCAAGTAATACAATAACAGGTACTACAGCACAATTTAGTACTGCTTTATCAGATGGTGCTATTACTACATTAGCAGGTACAGAAACACTTACAAATAAAGATTTAACAGACAGTACAAATTCATTTAATATAACTGGAATTACAAATTCACAATTAGATAATGACAGTGTAACATTGGGGTTAACAGATGTTGCGTTAGGTTCTACTGCTTCAACAGTAAATGGATTATCAATTACAGGTTTTGCTCAATTTAATTGTAATGCTTCAGCTTCAGCTATAAGATTTAATCACGTAGATTTAGCTAGTTTTCCAAGTAATACTTTATATTCAGGTACTCCTGCTTTAGATGAAACAACACTTAAACCATATATAGCAACTGCTTCAGGTTGGGTTGAATTAATAACAGAAAATTCTAATATACAAAATTTATCAAATGTAAATACTACAGGAATTAATGGTGGAGAAGTATTAAAATGGAATTCTTCAACTACAAGATTTGAGCCATCTGCTAGCATATCTACAGATAAATCAAATACAGGTGATGGTTCTACAACAACATTTACAATAGTTGATGGACGTACTGTTGATAATATTTTGGTTTTTGTTGATGGAATATGTTTAGTGCCTACAGACGATTATACAGTTGCTACAACAGTTTTAACTTTCATATCAGCTCCTGCCAATAGTGCTGAAATAGTAATAAGGTATATAGGCTAGTATAAACTCGTATAAATATAAGAAAAGGAAAATAAATGCCAGCAATTATAACAAGTAAATTTAGAGTTCACAATAGTGAACAATTCCAAGAAGCTTTTAGTGAAGCTGCTGGAAATACTTTTTATTTAGGAATTGGTAGACCACAAGAATTTACTACTTCTATAAGAGGTGATGATAGAACAAATAACGAAGGAACAGATTTATTACCTGTAACACCTCCAGATAATGTTAATACACAAAATTTTACTTATGATGATATGTTGGCGTGTAAAAAAGTTACAAGTACAAATGTTGGCTTTGTAGTTCCTAGAAGAAATTGGGCAACTAGCATAGTTTATGATTATTACAGACACGATATTGGCGAATATGCAACAGGCACAACAACAACTTCAACTACTAATAGTGGGGCTACAACTTTATATGACTCAACATTTTATGTATTATCATCAACAAGAAATGTTTATAAATGTTTAGATAATAATAACAATGCTGCTTCTACAGTAGAACCTAGTGGAACATCAACAACTATTCAATTAACTGCTGACGGTTATAAGTGGAAATATATGTACACTTTAACTGCTTCAATGCAAGCAGAATTTTTATCTGTAGATTTTATGGCAGCTGCAACGGATTCAACAGTAAGTTCAGCGGCAGTTGATGGTGCAATTAATGTAATTAAAATTAAAACTCCAGGTTCAGCTGGAACAGATGGCACACACGCAAGTATTCCAATAAGAGGTGATGGAACAGGTGGGGTTTGTTCAGTAACAATTGCTTCAGGTGCTGTAACAGCAGTAACCGTAACAACTCCAGGTACTGGATATACTTTTGCTTATGTTAGAATTGCAGATATAAATGCTGCTGGTGCTGGATCATTAATTACTTCAGAAATAGATGTGATTATAGAACCAATCGGTGGACACGGATTTAATGCAGTTGAAGAGTTAGGTGGATTTTTTGTTATGTT